CAATACGATCAATACGTGCTTCTGATTGTTGTCTTTTCTCAAGGTCATAACCGTTTGAGAAATAAATCATATTACTACCTGCAGTTAATGTAATACCATAACCACCGGTATGAGTAGTACCTACAAAAAATCTACACTTATCATCTGTTTGAAATTTTTTAATATTAGCTGATCTAGTATCTGTATCTGTTGCACCATAATAATCTACAACAGAATCTTCACCATATACTTTTTTAATCTCTTCAATAATTCTTCTTACATCATGAGTATAGTGAGACCATATAATAGTTTTACCTTCTACGTTCTCAAGTATATTCATCAACTCACCTAGTCTAGCGCAAGGTAAATCTTTTATAGTTCCATCATCAGCTGTAAAATGACCACAAGTAATTTGATGAAGTCTCATTAATTGAGTCATAACAGTTGCTGAAGATTGCATTTTACCATCAAGAAATGCAATAGCTTCTTGTTTCATTTGTTTATAAACTTTCTTTTGTTCAGCTGTTAATTCAACATAATGTTTTACAAAAGTTTTTTCTGGTAAATCTAAACAGTCTTGTTTTAATATTCTTCTAGAAAAAGGTTTTATCTTATCAGATAACTCACCAAGATTTCTATAACCTACAACTATTTCAACACGTCTACCTTGAACTTCAATTTTTTTACAAATTGCATATCTTGCTCTAAACACCCAATAAGAATCATGACCCAATAACCATGGATCTAAAAATTGACATTGACTAAATAAATCTAATGGTGATTTAGTTACAGGAGAACCTGTTAATATTCTTCTATATAAAGCATGATCTCTTAATGATAAAATATTTTTTGTTCTATTAGATGTTGGAGTTTTAATTGTAGTAGACTCATCAATTGCTATCATTGCTTTATGACAAGATAAAAATTTTCTAGCAAATGCTGTTCCATTACCAGATGAAAAAGCTTCAACATTCATAATTAAAATATGAAAGTCAGTTCCTGTTTCAAATAAAGTATTTAGTAATTGTTTTTGTTTTGAAGATTTATCTGATGTTTTCCATAGCACCATCTTTTTTTCGATATGATCAGGTAAATGCACAGGCACTTCCTGATCATACCAGTTCTTATAAACACCTTTAGGTGCAATAAGAAGGAGGCCATTTATCTGGCCTTTATCATATAACATTGCGGCATTATCTAGTAATACCTTTGATTTACCTGTACCCATTTCCATGAAGTACGCAAAATTTTCTTTATCCCAAGATGCTTCTAATGCATCTAATTGGTGCTGATAAGGCTTAGTTTTAAATTTATAATTCATAATATATACTCTGTTTACTTTTCTTTCTAATTACTATAATAGTTATGAAAAAGAAAAAGTCAATGAGCAAAGTTTATTTAACACAAGAAATACCAGGAAGTTCAATAGGACAACCAAAATATAATGTTGTAGGTGCACAAAAGTTCGGACATATTGTCACACTTCTGCCAGAAAAAAGCCAAATTATTTTATCACCTGGCCCACTAATTCAAAAATTAAGAACGTTATTAAAAGATTATACAACTGATGATTACTTATTATTATCAGGAGATCCTGCAATTATTGGCGTAGTTTGTTCTGTTGTATCAGATATTACAAATGGAAAATACAACCTTTTAAAATGGGATAGACAAGAAAAAACTTACTACCCTATTGAAGTAAATATTTTTCACAAATAGCCTTGACAAAAGATCTAATTGATCTTATTTATATCACCATGAAAGTTAAACAGAAACCAACTAAAGGAGTTATACAATGTTAATTGACATGCGTAAAGACGCACCTGATCAAGCTAAAACTATTGATCCAGATGCACTTTCTACAGAAGTAGAAAAATTACAGGGAATACAAAAACAAATAAAAGATTTGGAAGATAGAGTTAAAGATCTCAAAGAAGATGAGAAATACTTTAGCTGTAATATCATTCCAAAGTTAATGGAAGATATGAACCTAGCTAGTTTAAAACTAAAAGATGGTTCAGAGCTAACTGTTAAAAAAATATTTAGTGCCACATTAAAAGCTGATAAAAAAGCTGAAGGCATACACTGGCTTCGAGACAATGGCTTAGGTGATATTGTAAAAAATAATATTACAGTAACATTTGGTCAAGGCGAAGATAACAAGGCTGTCGATTACGCTAGCCTTGCGAGGTCGAATGGGTATGAACCTATCCAAGAGGAGAAAGTTCACCCATCGACACTCAAAGTAGTTATGAAGGAATGGAAAGACAAAGGTCAAGAAGTTCCTGCAGAACTATTCAATACGTTCGATGGTAATCAAACGTATTTAAAAAATAAAAAATAAACCAATAACTAAATATAAGGAGTTATATTATGGCTAATACAGCTATCGAGAAGAAGAACAGTGCAGGCGCACTGGCAACTATCAGTCTTAGAAGTGATTCTGGGAAAGGTAGTGAAGAGATAAAATCGGATGATATGTCTACACCGATTTTAAAAATCCTACATCAACTATCGCCTGAATGTAATCAGAGCAATGCTAAGTTCGTAGAAGGTTCTAAACCTGGTATGATCTATGCTAAAGGTCTTGGTACATTAATAGATGGTGACAAAGGCGTGGATATATTAATTGCACACGTGCAAACAAGATATCCTGAATGGCAAGAGATGGGAGACACAGCAGCTCCTCCAGTCATGACTCACCTTTCAATTCCTGAAGATGCACAAGAGGAAAGAAATGGTAAGTGGAGACTATCAAATGGTAACTATTTAGAAAAGACTGCATACTTTTATGTAGTTGTTTTAGGTGATGAACCTAGACCTGCAGTAATTACTATGAGATCATCTAACTTAACACCTGCAAGAGAATTGAATCAATTGATTAAGAATCTAAGATTCAAGGATGAAAAAGGTGTTTACAATCCGGCAGCATACGCAGCAGTTTACACATTAAAAACTGTAGGTAAGGTTGCAGGTAGTAAGAGTTGGCATGTCTATAAACCTTCAATGAACAGAGCACTAGATGTTTCTGTTGAAGCTGACGCTCAATTATACTTAATGGCACAAGAACTTCAAAAGTCTGTGTCTAAAGGTCAAGCAAAACCTAAGTATGAAGAGAAGAGTGCTAAACCAACTGAAGAGATTATCTAATTCACTAAGTGAATACTCTAGAGGAGAGGCGATGGCGCGAGAGTGAAATCGCCTCTTTATTAATCATAACATAGGAAATTATGAAAGACTTTATAAAATATTTTACAGGCTTAAAAAGAAATTTTGGTTTTTGTAATATTAACAATGGTTACAAAGATCCAGATACCGGTAAATTAAAATTTAATCCTGGCGACTATGGTTGGTCAGGTAAATTAATTACTGAAGAAGATTATAATCAACATTTAAATGGAACTAAATCTATAGGTATACAACCTTGTGATGATGATGGTTTAGCTAGATTTGGTGCAATAGATATTGATCCTAAGGTATATAAAAATTTAGATATAAAATTTTATTTAAATACAATTCAAGAAAAAAAATTACCATTAATACCTATTAAATCTAAGAGTGGTGGACTTCACTTATATGTGTTTACTAAAGAATCAGTAAAAGCAAAAGTAATAAAAGATTTTTTAGAACAAGTATTATTTTTATTTAAACTACCTATTACAACAGAAATATTTCCTAAACAAACTAAACTAGGAACCAATACAGATGATCAAAAAGTAAATGGTAATTTTATTAATCTTCCATATTTCAATAAAACTGAAAGAGTTGCTTTAGATCCATCGGGTCAAGAAATAAAATTAGATTTGTTTTTAAAAGTTGTTGAAATGAATTTAATGACTTCAACTAAACTAAAAGAAATATCTGATAACATAATTAAAATAGAACTTACTGGTGGTGCAGAAGAATTTAAAGATGGTCCACCTTGTCTAGAAATTTTATCTAAACAAAAGATGGATGATGGTAGAGATAGATTTTTATATAACTACATGGTGTTTGCTAAAAAGAAATATGCTGATGATTGGGCTAAGAAAGTATTACAAGCGGGTAGAAACTATTTTGAGTTCAATGAAACCTGGACTGATGATTATATTAAAAAGAAAATAAAGAACTGGGAGAAAGATACAAAAGGTCATACTTGTAATGATCAATTACTTGCACCGGTTTGTGTTAAATCTGAATGTGTTAAAAGAAGATTTGGTGTTATCTCTGATAAAAAAATTGATTGGCCAATGATGACTAATCTAATCAAAGTAGATTTTAAACCAGATCCTGAATATTATTTTACAGTAGAAAACAAAACAGGTGAATCTGTTGTAGTACATGCAAAAAATGTAACACAACTTAGAGACCAAAAAGAATTAGGTAGTTTGATAATGGCTCAAGTAAACGTATTACCACCTCCTATAAAACCTTTGGACTTTCATGCATTGATAAATGCTTTGTTAGATACTGTTGATACAGTGCAACCGGCTCCAGGGACCAGACCAATGGAGATACTAAAGAAACATTTAAAAGAATATATAAATGGTACACAAGCAAAAACTTATGCATCATTTGAAAGTGGTAATGTTTTAAAAGATGAAGTGTATGCTTACTTTGTTTATGATGAATTTTATAATGAACTAAAAGAAAATGGTTGGAGAAAAGATTCATCAAGAACTTCTCACATGATTCAAAAAATGTTTGATACAAAAGATGATTCATTACCTCAACCAGAGTTTGGTAAAAAGAAAAGATTTCCTGGTAAACATAAGAAGACCGGTAAACCATATCCAGGTGTTAATGGATGTGTATCAATACCTATATACTTATTTGATAAGGAAGAAGAAGATATAGAAGAGACTGCAGACTTTACAGAAGAGGAAATTGTATAATGATATATAAGTTTTATGGACCACCAGGTACAGGTAAAACATATAGACTAATTAGTAGAGCTAAAGCTTATGTTAGAATAGGTACCCCTTTAGATAACATTGCATACTTTGCATTTACTAAAAAAGCTGCAGGTGAAGCAAGAGATAGAATGCCTGCAGATAATGACAAGTTATCTTATTTTAGAACAATACATTCATTTGCATATGATCAATTAGAATTAAATGATGGTAAGGTAATGCAACCATCAGATTATGAAGCAATAGGTAAAGAGATAGGTGTCAAAGTAAAATATTATGACAAGTATAATAAGGAAGATATTAATTATTTAAACTGCGACAGTCCATATTTTCAAATGATTGGTAGAGCAATCAATAGAGATATTAGTATCAGAGATGAATATGATAGAGGAGAACATAATAAAAAAGAAATCAAATGGAAGATACTAAAAACAATTGATGATAATTTAAAAGAATACAAAAGAGTAAAAAAGAAATTAGATTTCAATGACATGATAAAACAGTTAATTGAAAAAGAATCTTTACCTAGATTTAAAGTTATATTTATTGATGAAGCTCAAGATTTATCACCATTACAATGGAAATTATTTGATAAACTAAAAGAACATACTGATGATATTTATTTAGCAGGTGATGATGATCAAGCTATCTTTGCCTGGGCTGGTGCAGATGTAGATAGATTCATAAGTCAAAAAGCTGATCAAGAAAAAGTTTTAAAGTATTCAAAAAGAATATCTAGAGCAGTTCAAGAACAATCAGAAATACCTATTGAAAAAATAGAAGGACTAAGAAAACAAAAAGATTATTACCCAAGAAACTATGAAGGAGAATGTGAATATATAAATAATTTAGATCATGTAGATTTAACAACAGCAAGATGGGTTATATTAACTAGAACTATTAGTAGATTGGTTAGTATGAAGAAAGAACTAAGAGAAAGAAATTTATATTATCAAACAAAGAAAGAAAAATCTTTTAAGGTTAGGGTGTACAATGCACATGTTAATTATAACTCCTGGTGTAGAGGAAGGATATTAGATGAAAAAGAATGGAAAGATATTGAAGAATACATTGGAAAAAAAATGGAAGATTGGGAACCAGATTTAGATTGGTTTGATGCATTTAAAGAAGTTGAATATGAAGACAAAGAATACATTAGAGAAATGATGGAGAATGGAGAAGACTTAGATTTACCTGCTAGAATATTTATATCAACTATACATGCATTCAAAGGTGGTGAGCAAGACAATGTAATACTTTGTTTAGACCAACCAAATAAAATTAAGAAAGCAGTTCGTAAAAGTAAAAACAAAAGTGATGAAGAGCATAGAGTTTGGTATGTAGGAATCACACGTGCTAGAAATAATTTATATAAACTAAAAGCTAAAAAGAAAGTTAATGCATACAAATTATAGAATTACACAACTGTGTAAAAAGAACGGGATAGCGACATTTCCTATGGGGTGGGTGGCAGCATCTTCCTCTAACGAGGGATGTTGGTTCGGATCGCGATTCCCTTTGTTTTTTAATCCGTTAAACCAACAACTGCCACAAATAACTTAAAGGAGAAAATATGAGTAATAAAGATATGTTTGATAAAGCGTTTCCACAAGATAAGCAGATAGGCGGGAGTCACTATAAAGACTTTCATATTCAACCCTATGAATTTATTTCTAAGAATGACCTTTCTTTTTTTCAAGGAAACGTTATAAAATATGTATGTCGTTACATGAATAAAAATGGCATACAAGATTTAGAGAAAGTAATTCATTA